GGGTCAATGCCACCCATCAAAATTCAGCAGCAGCTGCGGAAGGCTAAGGCCTCTCGCTCTTCTGTCAAGGAGGACGGGCTCGCTTCCAACGGGTTCACTTCCTATGACAGTGAAGTTAAATTTGAGAACATACGCGCTACAGCTAATATTTGCCGTGTTAAAGATGACGATGCCTCTGATGTGGGCGTTGCTAAAGGCGCAATATTAGCTGGTGTACCAGTCACAATGCCGAAAAATGATGCAGGAGCTACGGTCCACGCCATGAAAAAACGTTGCGATTTTGCACCGCAACTAGAGTCACTCGACGGTTTCAAGAAAGGAGTTGCCCTCCTGATGAAGAAGTTCCAACCTCTTCCAGAGGTTCGAGTAGATAGTGCTCTTCTTGAGGAGTATTATGAGACTTGCAGACCAGCTAAAGCCGCGAGGCTGCTGGAGGCGTGGGAGTCCGGAGAAATGCGTTATGACGGTTTCAATAAGCATGTGTTCGCAAAACAAGAAGTCCTTCTCAAGGATCACGGCGCACAACCGCGCGTTATATATCAAGGTACAGACATGTATAACGCGGTTACCGGTGTCATCGTCATGGAGTTGACGAGACGCATGAAGACTATCTTTTCCAGGGAAAACCCCCTTAACACTGGCAACGTGGTAGTGTTTGCCTGTGGGGTCGCCGGGGAGGTTATGGGAGATATTGTCGGAAATGCTGTGGGAGAATTCGTTGAGTCGGATATGAAGAATAATGATGGGTCACAGAGTGGAGCATTCAGGAAGTACGAAGCAATGTTCTACAAGAAGATGGGAGCACCCGATTGGTTTGTTAAGGAGTTTGCCAACAACGTCAAAGTACGCGTGTGGACACGGTACGGAATCGAAGCAACAGTAGTGGGTCAGCGCTGGTCAGGCGAGAGCACCACCACTACTGGCAACTCGTTTGTTGGTGCAGCATTGATGTTAGCGTCTATGGAAGATGCTGGGATCAAGAACTCTGTTAACATCCATGGGGGCGATGATTACCTGGGAGTTGTTCAGGGAGATGCACTTACCGTCAAGGGTAGTATTGAGAAGGTGGTCAAGACGGCCGGAATGACCGCTGAAGTGCAGATCCCCAAGTCCCGGGATCACGGAACGTTTTATCGTAAGCGTTTTGTGAGGGCAATTGGAAAGACTCGCCCCGTCCCACAATTCGGCAGAGTGGTGGCTAAATTGAACCTCCGTTCGAACCAGAACCAGGAGGTCAATGATCGTGATTATATGGCTGGCAAGTACATGTCAGCCGCATATGAACACCGCTTTGTCCCTCAAATACGTGACTTGTTGTTAGAGAAAGCTTCCGCGATGAGCGAGACTCCATGGTTCGACGTCCGTGCTACTAAGTTAGCCGAGATGGGCGGACCGGAGCGCATACGTGAGCGAATATCAACAACTGACACTATCGATCTCGAAAGCATGAACGCGTTTCTTGACAACGTGTACTCAATTAATTTGGATGAATTGAGTGAACTCTACTGTAAAGTAGCCGATTCTTGTATCGACTACTTGGACGGGTTCACGTTCATCGATAAGAAGAGTAAAGTCAAGTCTAAGCGCGGTTATGTTCCTGTCAAGTTGGCAGGAATGGTAGTGGACAGTTTAGTTGCCGCTGACGTTTAAATACGACAAGTCTTGGACCCTCCAGTGAAGGCTGATACACCCTCAGAAACACTGATACAAGAAAAAAAAAAC